CGGTCGTGGAGATCGACAGTGCTGGCAAGGCTGTCAAGCTCGGCTCTGCGACCTGCACGGCCGGCGCATAAGAAAGGAGGCGGCCTGATTGTCTGAGCCTTGTGTGAACACGTCGAGGCAAATCGACCTGCTTTGCGTGGATCTCGGTCTGATGCGGATCAGCGACGATCAGGCCGCATATCTGGGCAACCTGCTTGCGCAGGCTGCCCGGTATATCGAAACCAAGGGTATTACGCTTGATTCCGCGAGCGATGAGGATAACGGCCTCGTCGCCCGCGTCGCCGCATGGATGTATCGCAGCCGCGCCACGACCGCGGACAATCCGCTGCCGTCCGGCCTCAGATCGTATTTGCACGATAAGCTGCTGCAGCAGAAGATGCGGGAGGTATCACCATGATCTACGATCAGATTCTCGATGTCCATGATCTTCGCCCCGGCTCCTCGCCGCTGCTGGCCAAGCTCGGCCCCGGTACATCGTACTATTACGCCGAGGAGGAGGTCTATGCCTCGCGCTACTACGCGGGCAAACAGGCCAACAGCAAGATCGTCAAGCTCGTCTGCGTCCCGCGCGGCATGGATGAGCCGCCGATCACGTCCGATCAGTATGTCAGCCTGACGGGCTACGAGGGCCGCCACATCTACAAGATCGATCAGGCGCAGTACGGGCACGACGACAATGGCCTGCCATGTACGACGCTGAGCCTGACCGAGCCGGAGAACAAATATGAGCTACTCGAAGATTGAGTCCATTTTGGACACCGTCGTTCCGGAGGCCGTCAGCGTTTACAAGGTGCAGGCGAGCCCGAGCGAGGAGCGCTATGTCGTCTGGACGCCGACCGGGACGCGGTCGGAACGGGCGGAGGGCGCGCCGATCTGCACGGTCAATCTAGGCGTTGTCACAGTGGCCACGCAGACGGAAAACGATCCGCTGCCGGCGCAGATCATCGCCGCGCTCATTGCCGGCCGCGTCGCGGTCGGGCAGGATGAGCAGAGCTTCGATGAGCAGACCATGACGTATTACACGGATATCCCGTTTGAGGTGATCTGACATGGCGGAATTTGAAGCCGAGGTAAAGGCGCAGGATATCATCAAGGAATTGAAAGCTGATCGGCTTTTTACCGATACGAACCTGAAGACGATTCTGTCTGCAGGCGCGGACGTTCTGCTGGACAGCGTAAAATCCGCCTATGTGGCCGCTGGCCACAACCGCCGCACTGGTGAGACATACCGGCACATTGTCCGCCCGAATACCGTCAAGCGCGACAAGCAGGATGTCCCGTATATGGTCGTCACGCTGCGCGGCAAGGACGCGCGGCAGCAGCCCTATAATATCAAGGGCTTTGTCCTCAACTATGGCCGAAAATCGCGTAATCTTTGGAAGCGAAGAGGCGGCGCGATCAAAGCTGACCATTATTGGAACCAGGCCATAAAGGCCGCGCGTGCGGCGTCAAATGAAGCCATGCGCAAAGAAGCGATTAACATTTTGAACAGATAGGAGGAGCCTATGCCTGCATATGATCTGCGGTACATTCAGGCCGCAAAATACACGAAATCCGATTCCGGCAATACTGTGACCTACAGTGACGTCACAAAGGTCGGCGACGCCATGACGGCAAACTTCGAGCTGCGCAACGCCGAAGGCCGTCTGTATGCCGAAAGCTCCCTTGCCGAGTATATGCGCAAGGCGACCGGCGGCACGATCTCGCTCGGCGTCAAGTATATCACCGAGGCGGCGCAAGTGCTGCTGTATAAGGCCGTCAAGACGACCAGATCCGTCAAGACGAAATCCATCAGCGTAGTCCGGTACGGCAAGACATCCACCAGCCAGTATGTCGGCGTCTCGTTCTACGCGCCTGACATGATCGACGGCGTGGAGAAATTCACCTGCATTTTCATCGGCCGTGCGCTCTTCGGACCGCCCAGCCATGTCTACCAGACTCTCGGCGAGAACATCACGTTCAATACGCCGGTCACGTCGGGCGAATTCCTCGTCGATGCTCTCGACAACCTTGTTGAGATTGCTACCTGCGACTCCGAGGAGGATGCAAGAGCGTACTGCGACGCCGTTCTCGGCAAGACTGCGTAAGGGGGCCGGTCATGTACTTACAGCCGAAACCCCTGCCGTTTGAGCACGGCGGGAAAACCTATCAGCTTTACGTCAACATGAACGTCCTGGCAGACCTACAGGAGCTGCACGGCGGTACGCTTGAGCCGCTGCTGTCCCGGAAGCGCACCATGAAAAACATTCTTGAGACAGTGGCCGCCGCTATGAATGAGTACGCCTACGACCAGGGCTGGCCGGAACGCTTTACGAGCCGCGATGTCGGCAAGATGATGACGGTCAAGCGCTTCGGTGAGATCGCTGACAGAATCATTGAAATGATCTTTCAGGCGGTCTACGAGCCGGACACAGAGCGTCCGGCCGAAAATCAGTCGGAGGAATCCGGCGAAAAAAAAGAACAGACCACGCAGCCGAACCCTACAGCATCCGATTCGCGTGGTACCTAAACATTTGGATCAACGTCCTGCACAACGATGAGGCTGTATTTTGGAGGACGATGACGCCGGCGCGGTGCATGGCAATCTATCGGGAATACTTTTCCCTTGCCACGCCGCGCCGGTCTGCATCTCAGGCAATGCCAGACGGCAGATATGTTGATCTGGATAAGCCGTCCGGCTTATCGTTGCACGATTATCTTGTATCGGGGGGACTGTAAATGGCTGACGCCACCATTAGCACAAAAATCAAACTGGACGGCGAGGCCGAGTATAAACAGCGGATCTCCGAGATCAATGCCGCGCTCGGAACGCTGGACAGCAAGATCAAACTGCTTAACACGACCTATGCCGGGAACGAAAACAGCATCAAGGGCCTGACGGAGATCAACGAGGTTCTGAACCAGAAGATCCTGACGCAGCGTGATAAGGTTGAGCAGCTGCAGGAGATGCTGCAGAAGTCTGCTAAGGCCTACGGCATATCCGACACGACGACCCAAAAGTACCAGCAGCAACTGAACAATGCCGAAGCCGCTCTTGTAAAAATGGAGCGCGCATTGGCTGACAACACGTCTAAACTGGAGGCGGCCGGTGGTGCTGCCGACAACTTCTCGGATGGTCTGGAGGATCTGGCTGAGCGCACGAACAAGCTGGGTGAAAGTCTACGCGGCGACAAAGAGCAAAAGTACAAACAATCAATAGATCAGCTCAACGCCAGCATAGACGTACTGGATGCCCAAATGCGGAAGGTCGCAGCAGAATACGAAGATAGTGCGGATTCTGCGGACTTGATGGCTAAAAAGAACGACATTTTAACGCAGAAAATCATTCAGCAGGCCAACAAAGTAGATTTGTTGGAATCAGCCTTTAAAAACGCAACAGAGTATTATGAGGTCGGTGCGGTAGAAACCAGTCGCTGGGAGAAGGAGCTCGCAAACGCGGAAGCCGAGCTCTACAAAATGGAGAACCAGCTGAAGCGCAATACCGAGCAGATGGCAAAAGCCAACGAGGAAACCGGGGAATCCGCGCAGAGCATGGACGAAATCGGCGATGCGGCCGAGGAGGCCGGGAAAGGCATGGGAAATCTCGGTGACGTCATAAACGGCCTGACCTCTAAGCTCGGGATCCAGCTGCCGGACAGCATGAAAACGTCCATGAACGGCATGCTGCAGCTCGACACTACGACAGTCGCAGTTGCGGGCGGCTTTGCCGCCGTCGCTGCGGCGATCGTCAAGGCGGAAAAAGCGCTGATCTCCATGACGAAGGAAGCCGCCTCAAATGCCGACGATCTGCTGACGCTCGCCTCCGTGACCGGAACGACGACAGATTCCGTGCAGGAGCTTAACTACATGGCCGACCTCACGGACGTCTCCTTTGACCGCATCAAGGACAGCCTCAAGGAGACCACCAACAAGATGCAGGAGGCCGCGACCGGTACGGGCGACGCCTATGAGGCGTACAAGCGGCTGAAAGTTGAGATCACAAACACCGACGGCAGCCTCCGCAGCGCGCAGGATGTATTCTACGATACCATCGACGCGCTCGGCGACATGAAAAACCAGACCGAGCGGGACGCGCTGGCCATGGATCTCATGTCCGAGTCCGCGCAGGAGCTGAATCCTCTCATCGAGCTCGGCAGCGAGAAGATGCAGGAGTACGCGCAGGAAGCGCACGACATGGGCTATGTGCTCGACAAGGACGCGCTCAAATCCCTGCAAGCCGTCGACGACGCCTATTCGCGCCTGCAAAAAACGCAGGAGGGCGTCAAGAACCAGCTATCCGCCGAATTTGCCCCTTATCTCGAAGAGTTTTACGGCGACGTGACCAAAATGGTCAAGGACGGCGGCAAGGCGCTCAAGGACTCTGGTATTGTCGATGCGTTCGGCATGCTGCTGGAGACGATCGGCGATATCCTGAACCCCATGTCCGATCTGTCCAACAACCGCGTCCCGGCGCTGACCAAGGCGCTGCAGCCGCTTGCAAAAGTCATGGCGCTCATGGCCGACGCGGCGGAGCTTTTAAAAGGCATCATCAACTTCAGCACCGGCCACATCGGCGAGGGCTGGGGGCAGATGACGCACGCGCTCGGCTTTGGCTACTCCAGCGGAAACGGCAACAATTATCAAAATCTGCTCGACAGCTACACAGCGCAGCAGTGGGGCCAGAGCGCGGCAGATCTCGCCAAGGCCTACGAGGACGCAATCGCCCGCGGAGACCCGTCCACCATCGGCATCACGGAGGACGAATGGATACGCCGCTATCTGGGCGGCAACGCCGCCGGAACGGATAACTGGCGCGGCGGCTGGACGCGAGTGAACGAAAACGGCCTCGAGCGGATCTTCCTGCCGTCCGGATCGCGCATCCAGACAGCCAGCGAAACGCGCTACACCTCCGGCGATACCTACAACACCACCGTCTACGTCGACCACGTCGACGACCTCGACACCATCCTCCGCATCGCCAAGAATGCGAGGATCACAGCAAGAATGGGGGCGAAGTAAATGCCGCAGGTGACAATTTACGCGAACAAGTCTGCGTACCTGCCCTATATGTATCCAAACACCAACGACCATAGCAGCGCAACTTTCATACCGGCTGACGCAAGAGACATAGTTTTAATTGGCTTTGCGGCAGTCCCTGAATCGGTAAAATTTAAAATCGTAGACAAGATTGCGCTATATCTTCATGGCGTTGGATCGTATGTATACAAAATTTATCAACACTTCTCGTTTAAGCCGCTGAAAGATACATTCGACGAAAATTCGGTAACATACAACAACAAACCGGATATTCCAGCTGGGGGTGTGCTGGTAGAGGCGAGTAAAAGCGACGCTGCACAGTGGTATCACGGCGAGAGAGCTGCCGATACATGGGGTATCCGCGGATGCAAATACGGGATCTGCGTGCAGGACGTTACGCGCATAGATACATCGCGCAGCAGCTACAAGCCGTACATGGTTATAACTTACCTTGACAGCAATGCAACGGCAAGCGTGGGCGGGCTGACGCCCAAGAGCGGGTACATTCCAAAAACAAAGGATAACGTTTTTTCGTGGGGCATATACCAATCCGGACTTTGCATTGAGGATATCAAGGCCACCTCCACGACCTTCCGCTGGCGCGCCGGAACCTCCGGCACGATCAAAACCATCGCCTGCGGAACGGCGCAGAAAGTGACCGTCCCTGCCGGGACGTTTACCGCAAACGAAATCCAGTGGTCGGTATCCGTCACGCTGAACACCGGCGCGACCGTCACAAGCGACTGGATCACGCTGTCTACCGCCGAAGCTGCCCCATCGGCAAAGCCGACATCGCCTGTCGGCGTTGTCATAGACG